GTTTGTTGTTCATTTAAGATTATGGATTCTTCTAGGAGTTCTTCACTTCTAACGAGTCTATAAGCGTCTATGGATGGATATAAAGGCATATTCTTAAACTCTGGACCATCAGGGTCTATAATCCATCTAACTAATAATCTATCTTCCAACGGGTCTTTATCGAATCCAACAACAATCCCTTTAGTTAAAAGTGGGATAGGGCTGTATGGGTCTTCTAAATGAAGTAACTCTATTACGTCACCTATTTGTACGGGTGGGTTAAGTTCATCAGCTTCATCTAATCTTCTTTTTCTGTCCTGAGCCATTTTCAGATGAGGTCCACGTAATACAAAAACATAAATTCTTTTAGCTAATTCTCTAAATATTTTATTTACATTATCCATATCCATAGGTTCACCAGTTTGTTCCATAGACCTCATGGTTAGTCTGGTCATAGCGTCCCTAATCTTTTGTCTCATCGCCCATAAGTAAGGTAATGGGTCTTCCTGTTGATTGAAGAATTCTTCATAATCTGGAGGCCAAGATTCGTTTTCTGTCGCCCACTGCATTATCTCTGAAGATAATTCTCCTTTAAGTACAGTCTCTGGGTCAGTTAAAAATGGAGATAACTCTGTCATAATCATATTATATCTTCCCCATTCACGTAATCCTTCAACATAATCAGATATTAGTTTAGCGTCTGGTCCTTTCATAACTTTAACCAAGTCTATATTATCTAAAAGGTACTTTACTTCTGGGTCGTCTTCTAAAGCCTCTTGTATTACACCATATTCATTCCATATGTCCTTTCTTCCACCACATTCTTGTTCTACTGGTAAATCCACCAGTGGAATTTTTTTTAATTTTTCTTGACCAATCAATTCACCCACAGGTACCCCAAACTCTTCTAACTTTAACATATAATCGTATAACTTTTCGTAGACTTGTTTAAGACAATTAAAATCATTCATATACTTTCCTTCACAATTAGGGTCAATTCCCATTGTTCCTTGGTAACATCTAAAGTCCATTACTAAATCATATATTACTGAATAAAGTAACATACCATGTACCCAATCTAAATTAGCCCCTTCATCTATAATTAATTCACCATCTAATCTAGGAAAACTATTAAAAGTATCTGGATTAATTAAACCTAATTTTACACCTTCTTGTACTGCTTTATCTTCTAAAGTGTCTAACATATCAATAAAGTTGGATGTGGGGGTCGAAAAACTCTCTTCATAAGTACTAGGATGGAAAGTACGATATAGTTCACCAAAAAGTTCTCTACGCCACTTAGGCCAGAATTTTTCTAAGTAAATTTGTATTAACTCTTTTTGTATTTTAGGATTGTATTTTTCCATATAATAATAAATATCGTGGACTTGTTTAAATAAAAATACTATATTTTAATTATGAATAAAGATATATTATTTTGTATGTTACTCCTAATGTTGGGACAAATATGTGTTTGGTTTCAATTAAATGGCCAGTTTATTTGGAAATGGTTTGATAAAAACCCACTAGTACTTTCTTTAATAGGTGTACCAGTTAGTTATTTTTTTATTGTAGCTACTAAGCTAGGTTACCAGGGATTTGATAATGTTCTATGGGCTCAAAGACTTTTAGGCTTTGGTTTAGGAATTTTTATATTTGCTGCATGTACTTGGTTTTTTATGGGTGAGGGTATCACCACCAAAACATTTGTTTCTTTATCACTTGCTTTAGCGTTAGTAATGATACAGATTTTTTGGAAGTAAGTGAAATTTTACGCTTTTTACATGATATTTATAGATGTAACTAGTTAAATAAACATTACTAAAAATTTTAAAAAGGAGAGAAAGTATCTAAAAACAAAAAGGGACCCGTGGGTCCCTTTTTTTATGATGAGGAAAGTAAAAGTTTTACCTGTTAAGGTAATACAAAGATAAATATGTCAAAAATTACGATAAGTCACTTTTTTTATCTTTTTTTTTTAAGATTTTAATGCTTCAGCCCATTTTTGTTTATTA